TCAGCGGCAACGCCTGGTACTACGAGCATGTAGCGGACTATGACGCTGTGGCCCGCAATAATCCCGTGGATGGCACGCTCCATTTCGGTTGATACCAGCGACAGCTGTTGCAGGTAGCTTGCCCCTTCGGGCGGGCTCTGCCCCATCCAGCCGAACGGCGGCGCAGTGTTCAACTTGGCCAACCTGTTCACTCGTCCCGACTCCCGATAAGCCGTGATCTTTGCCATATCCCGGCGCAGGAATCGCCCGTGAACGCCTGTCCGCGCTTGTCGGAGGGCGGAATTTTCCCGACGCTGCCAAGTGCACCCTTCTGTTGAATAATAGGCCGAACCTTAACGCGACGCAGTCCCCATGATCTACTTCTCTGCCGATCAGCCCGATATGACTTCCCTGACGATCTATCGCGGCATGACCCTGCATCAATGGAACACTCGTCAAGGTACTGCACGGAGAGGCACGGAGCGTGAGACAGAGTTCCACGCGGGAGACATTGAAATTACAGCGGGTTCCACTGACGTCTACACGGCAAGTTGCGTTCAGAACGCCCTTACCGGGACAGCGATTAACTCTTCCAGCTACAAGCACACTTGGTTGAGCTTCACGAGGGACAACACTGTTGCTAAGTTTTTTGCCCTGAATGAGCAGGACGAGTCTCACGCTGAAGGTGGAGTCGTGATCGAGACAACGTTGGCGGCACTTCGAGAACTTAAAATTCCCTACGCCCAGAACGATCTTCGCGTTCCGTGGGAGCAAGAGATTAGCGTCGATCTGTTTGATCACCCATTTTTTCCTGAATCTGCAATTGTCCAGGTGCATCACGTCCATTCTTCCGAGCTTTGGCGCGTGGCATCGGCGCTCCAGCATCGATGGGGCGGAACCGGCGCGTACTCCCGGCATGCGTTTAATTTTTAGGACTACGCGGAGCGCTTGCTTCCGCGCGGATCCTATAGCATCGGCAGATTGTCTTCCGGATGGCCAGCGCCTAGCCGTCTATACGAACCAGTCGAACGGCGCGTCGGGGTTGCCCTTGTTCAGCCTGCTGCCGCGCACAGTCTCCCGGCGACGGGTGATCTCCCCGACGTCTGCCCGCAACCACGCTTCGTGCCTGGCCACCCACAGCTCGGCGCCGGCAAGCCCCCTCGCATAGCTGCTGCAGATCCGCGCCGGTCCACTTGGGCCGTGCCGTTGTCGATCGAGCGAGGCCATCCAGATACCGCTGTCAACGCGACGGTACAGGGTCGCCACCCACACGCCGTTGCACTGGATCACGCTCGGCGGGACATCGGTGTGGCTCGCCGAGTGCGTGGTCCATTGGAAGCCGTCAGGGAGCGCCATGGTCGGCAGGATACCGCTCGGCGTCTCAGGGGCTGCGACGTTGCCGGCGGCGTGTACATGCAGCGGCGGCGCGGGGGCGTTGGTAGCCCTTCCCGCTTCAAAGGGCAGTTTTCGATGTGCCCAAGGGGATCTGGTAATTTAGGTAATCAGCCATCTCTTCATCCGGTTAAATCCTTATATTTCAATTAGATAAGCATCTTTTCAAAAGGTAATAATAGGGTAACGTTGGAGTAATCCCGTTACCTTTTTGGAGGGTAACCACCTGACAACAAATAGTCCTTTGAAATCAATGACATCACCTTTTGAAGCTCAGGAAATTACCCAAAATTACCTGTCGAGGTAATCCCGAAAAGCATTGCGGCAGTAGCGCCTCGACTGCATCGAGCCGCAGTCGTTACCCGATTACCTGTTTCCGATGGGCATATCCAGAAATGCGCCGGGCGAGGCCAGGCCGCCGGGCGCCCTGCAGGGCTCACAGGAAGCCGCCTCCGCGCAGGGTTCCGCAGGTCAGTGACGCGTCTCCGAAGGCGACTGCGGGCCATATAGGGCCACGCCTCGGCGACTCCGAAGGGGCGCAGAGAAAGAGGTGCATTAAGCGGGCAGGCGTGGGGGGGAGACGAGTGCGCGCGCAGGCTTCCGGCCACCGAGGTGCCTTCCTCTTGGCCGTCGTGTATCCTTCGTTCAGCCTGCGGTCATCGCAGTCTCAACCTTTGATATCAGGGAATGAAAAATGCTCAGAAGCGACGAGCGATGGGTGATCCACATGGAAGCAGCGGTGAGATTTGTTCCGCATGACGCACCCAATGAACTCCCGATGGATGACCTCACCGAAGCCCTGGTGGGCATTCCAGGGACAACGACCGCAATCCACCGGGTGGACGCGAAGAACGGGGATGAGATCGTCACACTTGACGAAGTTGCCTTGTACCCTGCCAACGCCCCTGTTGCGTTAGTAATGCTATTTTCGTTCACAAACAAGATAGCTGCGGACCCCGGATTTAGAAACGTCGAAACCGGGGACAATCGCGTCGAATCCAAGCGAAAGAACGAGGGCGTGTCATCTTCAGCCCATCTCGTAATCAAGCTAAAGCAGAAGACTCACAATAAGCGCTCCTATTGGCCTGCACTCTTGGAAGATGTGCAAGGCATCGGTAAGACCAAAATTCAGGCCGCCTTGACGTTCATGCTGAACGAAGCTTGCGAATTTCCTTACGAAGATGAGGAGGAAGAGGACCAGCTCGCAAGCGCAAGATTTACCCTTCATGGCCAAGAGAGCGAAGATCTGCAGAAGGATCTCGCTAACGGAAAGCTCTCTTACTTTGTCGCCATCAAGGATCAGCAGAAGCCAACGAAGTTCGATGGCGTAGATGGGCTAAAGACTGGCAGCGAAACGTTAAGGCTCAAACCTGATAAAAATGTGGACACCGCTGACGGAATCGCTAAGTACATCAAAAAAGTCTCTGATGCTTGCAAGGCCAAGGGATACACTCGGCTACAGGTTCACTACCAGCGAGTCGACGGGAAGAATAGATCCTTGACCTTCGGAACTCAACGTGAGGACGCCGAAGATTTCCTGATTAAAAAGGTCGAATTGATTACACTTGAAGATGTGGAACTTAGTCACGTCCACACAAACATCGTTAATGAACTCGTAGACGAGATGATTAAAAAGTTGCCATGAACGCAGCCATCGCGGTTCTACTCGCGCCCCTCAAGTACCTGAAGGCTAGGAACCCAACCAAGATCTACTGGGATTGGGTCATCCCCGGCTTGGTTGCGTTGGCAGGACTTCTTGTGCTCACGTTACCAGCGAAGCCAATAAATATTTTTGGTGAGAAAGGGTTGATCCATGGTGTCAACGAGCTACTTCAAGTGTTAGTTGGCTTTTACATTGCTGCCCTCGCCGCGATTGCCTCGCTAAATAATGCTGCTCTTGACGGCCAAGTCGCGAATGAGCCAGTCAGCTGCGACGGCAAGAATCTAACGCGCCGGCAACTACTGTCCCTGATGTTTAGCTACATGTCATTCCTCGCAATCGCGATGTATGCCACTGGCCTTTTTGCAGGCTTAGTCGCTGATCCGTTCAAGAGCCTTGTCACTCCCGAGCACGCGATTTGGTGGCGAGGAGGGTTCGCTGCTGTTTTTTGCTTCTTTGTAACGCAGCTGGCGTGCATCACGCTGGTCACCCTCTACTATTTAGGTGACCGCATACACGTGAAGCAAGCGAAGGCTAAGCCGACTGTTGCGAAGCCTCTGACAGCTGTTCCCCAGCGAGAAGCTGCGAATGAACAAGGCCCTTGAGACAACGAGATCTGTGCATAGCCTTTGCATGATGAAACTCTGCACGACTGCAGTGGCGCTCATCTTCTCGCAACTAGTCTAGTCGCAAAGAGCGACATCAGAGTTGGCCATTGAATTACGGTTACGGTTGGACTCTACCCGTCACTGTGTCCGTGTTCACTCGTAATGTGGCACGACCATTGCACTCGTCTACTCCGATGTCGACTACGCGGTTCATTGTAAGGCACTTCTGAGACTGCCAAGCCGCACCGAGCGCGTCGTGAGGGGTGCCTCCATGACTCGACGCGATAGCCGACACCGGGCTTCATCCCATTTCCAATTGGAGTGGTTCGATGGATATTCACAGTTTGTCGTGGCTAAGCGCAGCAGTAGCCTCTGTTGCAGTGACGAAGAGTATTGCCGTGGCCCCATGGTGGGGGCCCTTGATCATCCAAGTAGCTGGCTCGCTCGGGGGCGTATTTGCGGGTGCCTACTTGGTCAACCGGCGCGAACGGGAAAGCAAAAAGGAAAAAAAGTCGGTGGAAGCACTATATCTGGCCGTCACCGTCTCGGCGGTTTTAGACAAGTTCGTTGCCGATTGTGCGGACGTCGCTGCAGACGACGGAACTTACCGAGGCGAGCTTGATTACACTCATGACAACCAAGGCGTTCGAACGGCTCAGGAGAAGGCGCCCGAGCTGGACTACGCTGGTCTGGATGTCGCATGGGTATCACTGCCTGCCAAGTTGCTGGACGCGGTCCATGCGCTGCCACGCAAGCTGAGAAGCGGACGCCGGTATCTTGCCTATGTTCATGACAATGATGGCGGACCCTACGACGACTATTTTGCAGCGCGCCAGTTGAAGTATGCAGAGCTTGGAGTCGCAGCTGACGAAGTGACGCAGGAGCTACGGAAGAGCGTTGGACTTGCACCCGCCGGCGATCCGGACAGCACAACGTCGACCTGGCTGCGAGAGCGACTAGCTGAACTAAAGGGGCGTGCCGAAGTCGGTTTGAAAGAGCAGGCAAGAAGTTCGGCCGAGCTCGCCGCATTAGCAGCGGCGAGCTCGCCTACGCAAGCAAATTAAATGGTGAACCCCGCACCGGCGCCTACCACTCGATTCACAGCGGTCCGATGGTAATGGTCCGTCATCTCAATGCCCGTCCACGTGTAACCCTCAAGCTCAGCAGCGATAAGGGTGGTGCCTGAGCCGGCGAACGGGTCGAGGATGCGGCCCCCCTCTTCGCAGATCCGCACCAGCTGGCGCATGAGGTCGGTCGGCTTACCGGTCATGTGGTGCTTATCGGCCTTGCGCACGCTCTCGCGGATCACGCCAGGCAGCACCGGGGCGCGACGACCAAGCGGCATGTTGCCCTTGCTGCCCCACACCACGTACTCGGCCTGGTTGCGGAATCGGCCCAACTGCGGGCGGACGCCTTCGGTCTTGTCCCACACCGCCACGCCGCGCCAGGTGAAGCCGGCGCACTGCAGCGCGTCGGTGGTCAGCGGCAGCTGCCGCCAATCCGTGAACAGCAGCACTGGCGCGCCATCCTTCAGCACGCGGCTGCATTCGGCCAGCCACAGCCGCATCCATGCAAGGTGCGACCGCTGATCGCGCTCATCACCAACGAAGTCGGCATGCAGCTGGGCGGTGCCGCTCTGCATGTACTTCGCTTGGGGCGATTGCTGGCGGGAGGATGCGTGCACGCCGCCGCTGGCGTAGGGCGGATCAGTGATGAGGGCGTCGAAGCTCGCGGCCGGTAGGGTCGGCAGGACGGTCAGGGCATCGCCGTGGATCAGTTCGTTCTTCATAGGTAGAGCCTTCTTGGTGTCGCTCGCGGCGATCCGACGGGAGGCTCTCGGCCTTCATGTGGTTCAGCACCCCGCAGCGGGGGCACTTGATCTGGATTTCATAGCTACCGCCGGCTTTGCCCAGCAGCTTGGCGCAGTCGCCGCAACGCAGGTTTTTCATGCGCTGGTCGTCCCCACCGTGAACGGATTGAAGCGGATCACCTCCATGCCGAGCCATTCGTTGATGGCGGTCATTCGTGCCTGCAGCGGGGCCAGCTCCATGGCAGCCCAGACCTGCGCGGCCTTGCCGATATCGCCAAAGCCGCCGGAGTTCTGCGCGACGATTCCCAGCAGCTGGGGCTGCACCCGCAGCGCGGTCAGCATGTCATCGCGGGTCACGTTCTTGATGCCGCTGAATTCGTCCTTGGCCGCCACCTCGCTGATCGGGATCAGCTTGATGCCGTCCTTCTGCCCGCCGGGCGAATGCAGGAACAGGTTGCGGAAGTTGCCCACGCCCTTGGAATCCTTGAGCGCCTGGCGCATCGCGGTCACGTCGGCATCGTTCACGTTGGAATCGGACAGGTACAGGATGAAGCCGGCGTGCGAGCCGTTGTTGTAATAGCGGCGCCGGAACAGCGTGGCCGATTCGTTGAGCAGCGCCGACTGCACGGCCGACAGCCATTCGGGCATGCCGTAAATCTCCTGGTCGACGTCAGCATCACGCAGCTGGTAGACGCTGCCGGCCTTGAACTCGTGCTCTTCGCAGTGGCCGCGGACCTGGAAGAACTCCCCCGGCACCACCCCTCGGCGGACGTACTGCGCCAGCGGCACCAGCAGCTCCAGCGGCGCACCCATCACCGAGTTCCGGCGCTCGACGTAGGCCGTGCCGAAGGTGATCCAGTCCAGCGCCAGCTGATTGAAGCGCTCGCGCGACAGCAGTGGATGCGGCTTAAAGGTCAGCGACAGCATGTTGCGCTTGAACAGCAGGCCGCTCTGCAGCGTCGGATTCGACCGCGTGGTGCGGGCCAGGCCTGACAGCGACACGGGCGGTTCGTAGTAGCGGCCGTTCTGCCAGCACTCGGCGTAGTCGAGGATGCCACGCGAATCCAGAACGGGGGTAGGCTCACCGAAGGTGAACGCCTGCGTGCCTGCCGGCGCGGGTGCCTGATCGGCGGTGTCGGACATTAGTAGATCTCCATAGTGCTGGTACGCGCTGCGGTGCCTTCCAGCGGCTCGTTGTGCAGGGCATGGAACAGTGCCCACGCCAGATCGGCGTGGCCGGTCTCGGTGGACCGACCCGCCGTGTAGGTCATGTGGCGGCCGCTGGCCGTCATCGTCTTCTGGATCGCCATGATCGACTGGGCCAGGTCGGTCCAGCCCGCGTCGAACTGCAGGCGCTCGTTCTTGATCACGTCGTAGGCCTTGAGGACCAGGCGCGACTTGACCTCGGGCGAGTACTGGAACGTGGTGACGCCGGGAAAGAACGCCTTGACCAACTGGGCAACACCCGTGCCCATGCCGGTGGTATCGATGCCGATATAGGTCACCCAGTACCGCTGGCAGATCTTTCGGATAAATGCGGCTTGCGGCGCGAAGTCCATGCCTCGGAACTGATGCTTCTCCAGCACGCGGAAGGCGCCGCCCTCGACAGACGGGGGAGCAACGACGACCAGGCCGGCGCTGTCGCCGGTTTCGGCCGGGTCATAGCCGATCCACACCGCCCGGTCGCCGAAGGGCCGCTGCGCGAACGGCTTGTAGTCGCCGCCCCATTCCTCCCAGCTATCGACCATGCACGGCTGAATCAGGGCGAGCGGGAACACGCTGGCGCTGTCGTCCACGAAGTCGCACATCAGCAGGTTGGCGAAGGCATCCGGGCTGTACTCGCGGCGCAGCTCTTCGATATCGAACAGGTCGCAGCCGCCGCGCTGGGCATCAAGGATGGTGACGATGTGGCGCCAGATGCGGTCCTCGCAGAGCGCGCCGCCCTGCAGGGCATCGTGTGAAACGTCGAGTTGGTGCCGCTGGGCGGCCGGCTTGCCCTTGTTGAAGCGCTCGCCGGTCCAGAAGTCGTAGGCCTCGTGGGCCATCGAGGACGGCGTGCTGAAGTAGGTCTTGCGCCACTTCTTGTGCATCGCCATGCCGCTGGCGACCTTGTTCAGTTCGTTGAACTTGTGCGTCCAGAAGAACTCATCGAAATAGAAATTGCCGTGGTAGCCCTGCGCGGTGCGCGCATTGGTACCCAGGAAGAACAGCTCGGCGCCGTTGGCCAGCACGATGGGATTGCCGGTCAGGTCCACGTCCAGCACTTCACGCACGAAGGACTGCATGTAGCGACGGAACAGGTCGGCCTGGGCCTTGGATGCGCTCAGGAAGATCTGATTTCGCCCGGTGGTCAGCGCATCGATCAGCGCCTCGCGGGCGAAGTAGAAGGTGGCCCCGATCTGCCGAGACTTGAGCACCGCGCGGGTGCGCTGATCGCGTGCCCGGTACCAGTCGCGCTGGTAGCCGAAGCTCGTTTCAAGGAACGCATCGACCAGCAGCGTGACCTGGTCCTCGGTGAACTCGTTTTTGCGGGCCTTCTTCTTTGGGCCGGCGTTGCGCTTGGCAATTTCCGGGGACAGATCCGTCTCTGTGCCGCCGCCCTGGTAGCGCTGAATCCGTGCCTGCCGCTCAAGCTGGCGGTGCAACAGATCAATCTCTTTGAAGTCGCCGCCGGTCTTTTCCGGCTTCATGATCAGCATGATCAACCGGGCTTCCAGCGCACCACCGATGCGCTCTACATTGCCGGCGCGGTCCCATTCATCGCGCGCCTTCCAGCTGTGGATGGTCTTTTCTTTCTCGCCTGTGGCCTCGGCAATGTCGCAGACACGCCAGCCCATCCAATACAGGAATTTGGCTTGCCTGCGCACATCAATCGGCATCTGGTCGACAACGGTATTCACATGGACTAGGGTGCCTACCGCACGCATCACCGCACAGCTAAATCCTGCGTAGCTCAGTCAGTTACACGGCAACTTCGTTGCCCGGAAATTGCCCCCTGCCGAAGATGGGTCATCGCATCGCCAGCCGATGTTTTCGACCACCAAGCAGAGGGCACCATGTCCAACAAGACCAAGAAGTACCGCTCCAAGTTCTTCCGCGTTGCGGTCGAGGGCGCCACCACCGATGGCCGCAAGATCGAGCGCAGCTGGATCGAGCAGATGGCGGCGACCTACAGCGCCAACACCTACGGCTCGCGCGTATGGGTGGAACACCTCCGCAGCCTGCTGCCGGACTCCCCGTTCCGCGCCTACGGCAGCGTGCTGGCGGCCAAGGCCGAAGAAGTCACCGTCGCCGGCGAGACGAAGCTGGCGCTGTTCGTGCAGATCGACCCGACCGATGACCTGGTCAACATGGTCAACGTGCAGAAACAGAAGCTGTATACCTCGGTCGAGGTGCAGGAGAACTTCGCCGGCACCGGCAAGGCCTACCTGATGGGCGTGGCCGTGACCGACACCCCTGCCAGCCTGGGCACCGAGATGCTGGCCTTCGCCGCGCAGAATCCGGACGCCAGCCCGCTCAAAGCGCGCAAGACCAACCCGGACACGTTGTTCAGCGCCGCCGAGCTGGTCGATATCGAGCTGGATGAGGTCGCCCCGGCCGCGCCGCCGGCCCGCTCCTTCTCCGACCGCATCAAGGGCATGTTCAAGCCGGCTACCCCGGTGCCGCCCCCGGCGGATGAGGACGATGAAGGCATGCAGCGCTTCGCCAGTCTGCTCACCGACATGGATGGGCAGATGGTCAGCCAGCAGGGCGAGCTGGTGGCGCTGACCGCGCGCCTGGCCGAGAGCGAGCGCGCCAATCAGGGTCTGCGCGCTGAGTTCGCCTCGCTCAAATCCACCGTCGAGAAGACCCCCGAGTTCAGCACCCAGCGCCCGCCCGTCACCGGCCCGGCCGGCGCTGAACTCACCGACTGCTGATCGCCTGCAGCGCACACCCCGATAACCAAGGACACCACGATGCATCCCAACACCCGCGTAGCGTTTGACGCCTACACCCGCCGCCAGGGCGAACTGAACAATGTCGGCTCCACCGCGCACACCTTCACCGTCGTGCCGGCGGTGCAGCAGATCATGGAACAGCGGATTCAGGAATCCAGCGCGTTCCTGCGCTCCATCAACATCGTCGGCGTGCCGGATCTGGAAGGCGAAAAGGTCGGTGTCGGCGTCTCGGGCACCATCGCCGGCCGCACCGACACCACGGGCAACGCCGAGCGCCAGCCGCGCGACGTGACCGCGCTGGATAAGAAGGGCTACCGAGCGGTGCAGACCGACTTCGACACCGCTCTGCGGTACGCCACGCTCGATGCCTGGGCGCGTCAGCCCAACTTCCAGACCCTGATCCGCGACAGCATTGTGCAGCGGCAGGCGCTGGACCGGATGCTGATCGGTTTCCATGGCACCAAAGCTGCGGCCACCACGGACCGCAATGCCAACCCGCTGCTGGAAGACGTGAACATCGGTTGGCTGCAGCAGTACCGCAGCAACGCCCCGCAGCGCGTCATGGCCAGCGGCAAGACCGAGGGCGCGATCAAGGTCGGCGGCGCCGACGCGGACTATGCCAACCTCGACGCACTGGTCATGGACGCGGTCAGCAGCCTGATCGACCCGTGGCACCGCCGTGATCCCGGCCTGGTAGTGATCCTCGGCCGCGACCTGATCCACGACAAGTACTTCCCGATGGTCAACAAGGACCAGCCGGCCACCGAGAAGATCGCCACCGACCTGCTGCTGGCCAACAAGCGCATCGGCGGCCTGCAGCCGGTCGACGTGCCGTACATGCCCGACAACGCCATCCTGATCACCAGCCTGGCCAACCTGTCGCTGTACTGGCAGATCGGCGGCCGTCGCCGCTTCATTCAGGAGCAGCCGCAGAAGAACCGGGTTGCCAACTTCGAGCAGTCCAACGACGCCTATGTGGTGGAAGACTACGGCCTGGGCACCTTGATCGAGAACATCGAACTGCCGGAGGGTTAAGCCATGGCCGACAGCCCTGCCAAGCGTCACCTGCGCCGCGTCCTCGCCGCGCAGGAGGCCTCCGCCCGCGAAGCCGACCAGCCCATGGATGGCTCCGGCCAGTTCGAACTGGCGATGATGCAGCTGCATCAGGACCGGCTGCGGTTGAAGCAGATCCAGTCCAATGAAGGCAAGGCACAGCTGAAAGCCCAGCTGCTGCCCGCCTATGATCCCTACGTCGAAGGCGTACTGGCCGTGGGGAGGGGCGCGACCGATGAGGTCATCACCACCCTGATGATCTGGAACATGGACGCAGGCCGCTACAACGAGGGCCTGCAGCTGGCCGAGTACGTGCTGGCCCATGGGATGAAGATGCCCGACCGCTTCCAGCGCACCACCGGGTGCCTGGTCGCCGAGGAAATCGCCGAGGGCGCGCTGAACCTGCAGAAGGTCGGCGGCACTTTCGACGGCGCCATCCTGGAACGGGCGCAGCTGCTGACCACCGGCCAGGACATGCCGGACGAAGTCAGGGCCAAGCTGCATCTGGCGCAGGCCCGCAACATCCTGGGGGAAGGCGACCCCGAGCAGGTGCCAACCGACGCGGTAGATCGCGCCATCGGCCATCTGCACGCCGCTCTGCAGCTGCACGGCAGCTGCGGCGGGAAGAAGGATCTGGAACGCGCCCTGCGTGTCCAGAAGAAACAAGCCACCGCTGCCGCCAACGGCGATAGCAACGGCTGACAGAGCGTCCCCGCGACCCAGCCGGCTCGGGGCCGATCACCAGGTATCCATCCCGTGGTGTGACGCCCCGACCACCGGCTTTCTTTACTTGAGGCCACCATGAGCGGATTCACCGCCAACGCACCTGCAGTTGCTCCCGAGGCCGACGTGATCGCTGGCAGCTTCTGGCCGGCGGTCAAGCTGCGTCCGTTGCGCGAGGCCATGCGTCTTGACGGCAGTGTCACCACGGCCCGCCTGCGCGTGGCCGTGGTGGCAGCCATGCTCACCGTTGGTGATGAGCTTGCCCAGTGGCGTGTGGAGCAGCAGGCGAAGGGATACGCCGCCTTGGCCGATGTTCCCTCCGATGAGGTAGACGGCTCCACGCGTCACCTGCAGCTGTTCCTGCGGGCGGTGCAGTGCGCGGCCGCCGTCGAGTTGTCCGAGCGCTACCGCTCCTATGACGCCACGGCGCAGGGCAATCAGCGCGCCGAAGACCTCACCCCAACCATTGATGACCTGCGCCGGGACCAGCGCTATGCGATCAGTGATTTTCTCGGGCGTCGTCGCGTCACCGTGGCGCTGATCTGATGCGCGTCCACGCCCAGCAAGGGGACACCATCGACATGCTGTGCTGGCGTCACCTGGGCACCACGGCCGGCATGACGGAGCAGGTGTTCGCGCTCAACCCCGGCCTGTCGTTGCACGGGCCAATTCTTCCGATGGGGACGGTGGTGACACTGCCGGCCCTCCCCTCCTCCCATTCGATCGCCACCGAGCGACCGCTGATCCAGCTCTGGGACTGACCTGATGACCGAACCCACCTCCCTCACCGGCACCGCAATGCTCGCCACTGGCGTGGGGCTGGCCTCGCTGCTGCCCGGCATCGACGGCGACGCCCTGGTCGGCGCATTTGCCGGCGGCACGCTGTTTGTCGTCTCGGCCAAGAACCTGCCGATCTGGAAGCGGCTGGTCTACCTGGGCATCAGCGTGGTGGCCGGCTACTACGCCGCACCCGACGTGCTGCGCTGGGTGCCGATCCAGTCCGCAGGCGTGGCTGCCTTCGCGGCAGCGGCCTGCGCCATCACCGTGACGCTTGGCTTGATCGAGCGTAGCCGCACCCCCCCTGACCTGTCCCGTTTCCGTCGTGGAGGACCGCCCAGTGCATAGCTTGCTTGTCGTCGCCACCCTAGTCAGCAGCCTGGCTATCTGCCTGCGGCTGATTACCTACCGGCCGGGACCGGATGCCTGTCACCGTCTCGGCGTTTCGTGCTGCGCCTGGCTGCTGATCGCCTGCAGCGGTGGCCTCGCCATTCACGTCGCGCTGTTAGGTGCGTCGGCACAGGTCAGCGTGTGGCAGCTGGGCCTGCTTGTTGTCCTACTGTTGGTGACCTACCGCGCCCGAGGCAACGTGGCGCAGATTCTGAGGGTTGAATGATGGTCACCGCCGAACAGTTGAGCCAGATCATGCAATGCCCGCTGCCGCGAGCGCAGCGATGGGCGCCCGCGCTGAATGCGGCCATGCTGCGTTTCAGCATCACCACCAAGCGCCGCGCCACACACTTTCTCGCCCAGGTCGGCCATGAAAGCCTGAGCCTGTCGCGAATCGAAGAGAACCTGAGCTACAGCAGCAAGCGCCTGCCGGAAGTGTTCGGCAAACGCATCGCGCCGAGCGAGGTGTCCGCGTTCGTCGCCAACCCGGAAGGGCTGGGCAACCGCGTCTATGCCAATCGCAACGGCAACGGGAACGAGGCCAGCGGTGACGGCTACCGCTACCGTGGCCGCTGCCCCGTGCAGATCACCGGTCGCGGCAACTACGCGCACGTCGGCCGGCTGATCGGCCAGCCGCTGGAACAGGCCCCGCAGCTACTGCTTGACGTGGACATCGGCGCCGCTGCCGCTGCCGCCTACTGGAAGGACGCGGGCCTGAACACCCTGGCCGATACCGGCGACGTTCTGGCGGTCAGTCGCCGCATCAACCTTGGCTCGGCCACGGCCAAGGCTACGCCCGAGGGCATGGTCGACCGCATCAGCCGCACCAACCGCGCCTTGCAAGTCCTGGGGGCTGCGTGATCTCCCGGCGCCTGGCGGCGATCCTGGCTGCGTTGCTGGTGGTCGTGCTGCTGCTGGGCATCATCGTCGCCCTGGTCCAGCAACGGCGCATCGAAGGCGTTGCCCGCCAGCGCGACGACGCCGAGGCCCAGCGCGACGCGGCTATCGAGCAGCGGGACGCGGTCAGCGGCGACGCCAAGGTCATCACCCGCTACGTCGACCGCGTGCAGTACGTGCGCGAGGCCGGCGCCACCATCGTCAAAGAGGTTCCCGTCTATGTCACGCCCCAAGCTGATCGCGCTTGCCCTGTGCCTGTTGGGTTTGTCCGCCTGCACGACGCAGCCGCAGAAAACCGCCCCCTGGCCGAACCTGCCGGAGATCCTGATGCGCCCGCCGCCGGCGTTGCGCTCTCTACCGTCGCCAGCACCGTCGCCGACAACTACACCAGCTGCCACGCCATCCGCGAGCAGCTGATCGCCCTGCAGGTCGCTGTGCGTCTGCGGCAGGCACAAGCGCATGATTAAGCCCGGATCGCTGCGTGACCACCTGCTGGCTTCGGTTCCCGGACTGCGGGACAGCCCCGACCGTCTGCTGGTATTCGTGGAAGAGGGCAAGGTCCAGAGCAGCTACGAGCCGGGCTTGTCGTTCCAGTACGTCTACACGCTTTCTCTGATCCTGACCGACTACGCCGGCAGTCCCGACTCGGTGATGCTGCCGCTCCTGCAGTGGGTGACCCGGCACCAGCCCGAGCTGCTCGCCAACCCCGCCCGCCGCGACGACATCGCCTTCGATGTCGACGTGCTGGCAAACGACCTGGTCGACGTGGCGGTCAAGCTGCCACTGAGCGAGCGCGTGGTGGTGGCGGCGCAGGCCGATGGCACCTTCCTGCTGACCCACGTGGGCGAGCCCCCCACCGAGGACTACCATGCCCCGTCGCTGGCCGGCGGGGCGGTGATCGACGCTGCCGGCGGCCTGGTCGCCACCCTTCCGGACATTCCCCTTGTCTGATGATCTGCGCGCATTGGAGCAGTGGGTAGAACCCCTGCTGACGCGCCTGCAGCCCGCCCAGCGCGTGCGGCTGGCCCGGCGCGTGGGTATGCAGCTGCGCCGCGCGGAACAGCGCCGTATCGCCGCACAGCGCAATCCAGACGGCAGCGCCTACGCGCCCCGCCGCAAGCCGGCCCCGGCCCGCCAGAAGGCCGGGCGAATCAAGCGCGCGGCCATGTTTGCGAAGCTGCGTCAGGCCAAGCACCTGCGGGTGCGCGCCGACGCGCAACAGGTATCGGTGGGGTTCGTCGGGCGAGTCTCCCGCATCGCAACCGTCCACCAAGAGGGCCGGTCGGACAGTGTCAGCCGCGGCGGTCCGCGCGTGCGCTACGAGCAACGCCGTCTGCTCGGCTTCTCTGAAGCCAGCCTCGCCCTGGTGCGCGACGCGATCATGGACCACCTGACCGCCGGGAAGCCGTAGGCGCAGCCGTTACACACGCTGCGAATAGAGGCGAACGGGTGGCGGTGACACCCTTGATACGCCCCTGTGCCCGGTGTCGCCATGTCCACCTTTACCGCCGTCGAGCTGTCCAAGCTGCCCGTCCCGGACCTGACCGAACAGGTCAGCTTTGAGCAGTCCTACGCCGACCTGAAAGCCATCCTTTACCTGCTGGCGCCGGACTACGAAGACCTGCTCGAATCGGACCCGATGAGCGTCCTGTTGCAGGTCTGTGCCTATCGCGAAGTGCACCTGCGCGAATCGTTCAACGTTCGCGCCACTGGCTCAATGCTGGCCTATGCGCGCGGCGCGGACCTGGACAACCTGGCCGCGTTCTTCGGCGTCGAGCGGCAAACCCTTGTTGCGGCCGACCCTGACAAGAACCTCCCGGCCGTCATGGAGCGCGACACCGACTTCCGCCGCCGTGTCCAGCTGGCGCCCGAGGGCTACAGCGTCGCCGGTCCGGAGGGTGCCTACCTGTTCCACGCGCTCTCTGCTTCGTCCGACGTGCTGGATGCAAGCGCCACCAGCCCAAGCCCCGGCGAGGTCGTGGTCACGGTGCTGTCGCGCAGCGGCGAGGGAGTTCCATCGGCAGCGGTACAGAAGCGCGTGACCGATGCCCTGATGGACGGCAACGTGCGCCCGCTCACCGACCTGGTGACGGTTCGTCCGGCAGAGATCATCCACTACACCGTGAGCGCAAAGGTCTTCACGTTCGCCGGCCCCGATGCAGCCGTCGTGTTGGCCGAGGCTAACCGCCGGCTGCGCGCGTATGTCGATGAGTCGCGCAGGCTCGGCCGCGACGTGCCGCGCTCCGGACTGTTTGCAGCCTTGCATGTGGACGGCGTTCAGCGCGTCGACCTGACCGAGCCGCCTGCCGACCTGGTGATGGCAAGCCATCAAGCGGCCTATTGCACCGCCATCGCCGTCGTTCACGAGGGAACCCATGAGTAAGCGATTCAGCAGGCGCCTGATCGGTGAATTGATGGGAAAAGGGGACGGCAACCGAACCGACTTCCTGCCGTCTATCCTGGGCAAGCCGACGCGGTTGACCACTGAGGTCGATGCTGTATATCGCACCGATTGGCGTGGCCGGGTGCCGCTGTCGCGGCAATACCGGAGCAATCTTCTCTATTGCTCCGATGTCCTGATGGCGAAGCCCGGCATCGTAAACGCTGACGGGGATCTGCCGCCCGGCTGGAACATTCCGAGAGTCACCGGTCTGTACCGCGAGGTCGTCGGCGTCGGTCACCTTGATGACGGCACCCCGTACCTCGATCTGCGCATCTACAACAAGAACAACACGGCCCTGCTCAAGAGCGCCGATGTGGTGTTCAACTCGCAACCAATGCCCACCAACGTCGGTCACGTCTGGACCTTGAGCGCCGGCGTGCAGATCATCGCGGGCGACTCGGCGAGCGGCTTTGAGGACCCTGTCCGCCGGCTTGTGATCGCGGAGGTGGATGCCACAGGTCAGCGGCTACAGAGCAGCGGCGTGGCGGTGCGTCCCGGGGCACCGCTGACTCGCCTGGTCGCGACTCGGAAGGTGACCGATCCGCGAACAGCGGCCGTTTCCTGCTACATCGAGATGACAATCCTTCCCCGTACCGCTGTCGATCTGACCTTGCGCATCTCAGCGCCCCAGGTCGAGTTGGGCAGCGTCGCCACGGCATACATTCCCACGCGCAACGGCGAACCCGCCGCGCCCGACTATGTGATCGATGAGCGCAACCGCGTAACGGTCACCGAGCCACCACCGCTCGGCGCGACCATCACGTGGGATGGCACGGTCAACTTTGACCTTCCAGAAAGCCTGCTTCCCCCAAATGCCACTGGCCTTGAGCGCGTTGCCGAGGCTGTGACCGCCTGCGTGGCTCAGGTGGATACGGTTGTGGATCTGCTGTGGAACCCCTGGACGTGCCCGGAAAATCTGTTGCCGTGGTTGGCTTGGGCGATGTCGGTAGATACGTGGCGCAGTAGCTGGCCGCTCCCGGTCAAACGCGCCCGTGTAGCTGGTTCGCTGCTTGTGCAGCGGCGCAAAGGCACCGCCCGCAGCATCGCAGACGTCGTGGGTAGCTTCGGGGGATCGGTCGAGATCACCGAATGGTGGCAGACATCCCCACGCGGTCAGCCACACACGTTTGCCCTGACGCTCACGCTTTCCGGCCAGAGCGGAGAAACCGCGACAGCGCAGTACGTGGACGACGTAATCGCCGAGGTCAACCTGACCAAGCCGGTGCGCAGCCACTTCACATTCACACAGGGCGTCAGCGTGGCCGGGCGGATTGGCGTCGTCGCCGGTACGCATCTGGCCCTGCTTGTCCGCCTCCAAGCTACGGAAGCCCCTACCCCATGACCGGCTTGAGATTCATCGTCACCCGTCGAGGCCGCGAGGCCATCGTGAACGCCGAAAAGAACGGCACTGCGCCCGTTATCGCGCAGTCGGTGGGACTGACCGACCAGGTGTTCGAAGCGCACGCAGAACTCCAAGCGCTGCCAGGCGAACACACCCGCCTTACCACGATCAAGGGCGGCGCAACCAGCGCCGACACGATCCACGTCACTGCGCGCGACGCGACGGACGCCGGCTACACCGTTCGGGGCATCGGCCTCTACCTCGCGAGCGGCACGCTGCTGGCGGTGTACGGGCAGCAGTCGGTGCTCGCAGAAAAATCCACGCAGGCCGCGCTCGTGCTTGCCTCAGACCTGCAGTTCGCCGACATCGGTGCCGTCAACATCGCTTTCGGCGACGCAAACTTCGACCTCAATGTCGGCACCGAGGAAAAGCCCGGCGTGCTGGAACTGGCAACGCCGGCCGAAACGGCCGAGGGGGTCGATACCTCCCGCGCCGTGCATTCAAAGGGGCTGCGCGCCTTGCTCGACGCCCGTTTCGGTGTTGGGGCACCCACCGCGCTCGCCAAGAAGCTGATCGCCGCCGCTAGCGAGCAGGCCATCCGCCAGCTGCTGGGCTTGAAAGGCGCAGCGCTGAAAGACGAGGGCGATGGCAACGGGCTGGACGCCGACCTGTTGGACGGCAAGCACGGCTCGCACTACCTGTCGTGGGAGAATCTCACCGGAGTACCCGCCACTGCTTACATCGCCGGCCAGGTGATTACCTTCGCTGGCATCGCCGCGCCCAAGGGAACCCTGCTCTGCGATGGCCGCGAGCTGCTGCGCACCGAATACCAGCGTCTCTTCGCTGCCATCGGTACTACCTACGGCGGAAACGCCGAGGGCACCACGTTCAAGCTGCCCAAGGTTGATGAAGACAGCGGCATCATCCACACAGGTGATCCGGCGAAAGTCGGACAGACCAGCGCCGGTGCCGTGATCTCGCATACCCACAGCGCCAGCGCTTCGGCCGGCGGAGGCCATGCCCACTCTGCCAGCGCCGGCGCCGTGGGCGACCACGCCCACAGCGCGTGGACCGATGGCCAGGGTAACCACGCACACACCGGCGGCACGTCGTGGCAGGGCGATCACGCCCATGGGGGCGTGGTTCCATCGTCCCCCGCCATAAATGGCTATGGCGTGTACCGGGAGCGTGACAACGACGCATTACCGAGCGATGGCGGCACGGCAGGTGCGGGTGGCCACGCACACAGCTTCAGCACGGACGGCGCCGGCAACCACGCACATAACATCGGCATGAACGGCGCTGGCAGTCACAGCCACACAATCTCCGTGGGGGCCGTAGGTGACCACGCGCACACCATCACCGTTGGAAGCACCGGCTCGACCCGCAATCTGCCGGCCGGCATCCGGATGCTGTACTGCATCGCCTACTGAGAGAGAACCATGCAGCTGAAAGAATCCCATGAGACCTACGGCCACTCGTTCGATGAGGTGACCGGCCTTTACCTGTTGCCGATCCGGATCTACCCGGAAGCCGATGGCAGTTGCCCGATGCCCGACAACACCGTCGACTTCCCACCGTTGGACAAAGCAGGCGCCCGACAGGCGTGGCGCATCAACGCAGATCGCACTGCGTGGGAGACGGTGGCCGACTTCCGGGGCGTGATGCTGTGGGACAAGGCCAGCGGTCTGGCCGCTCCCAACATGCTTGCCCTGGGCGATCTTCCATCACCATCCGTCACCGCGCAGGCACCGCTCGCAATCGCCGCCGGTCAGCCTGCCGCCAACCGGTGGAACGTGGCACTGGAGACGTGGGAGCTGGTGCCCGACTTCAGCCAGACCGCGATCTGGGAGAAGGCTACCGGCCTCAACCTGCCACCGCTGGCCGTGGGCGAGCCGCTGCCGGCGACGGCGACGGATCTGGCACCGCCGCGCGACAGCACCGGCCCGTGGCAGTACAGCGACGCGCAGAGCCGATGGGAGAGCGTGCCCCCGCCTGCCGAAACCCTGCCGACGCCGCCGCAACCCACCACCGATGTGGCAGGGGCTTGAACGCCATGGCGCGCGGCGACATCCCTGCAGAGGTCAGCAACATGCTGCGTTGGGGCACGGTGATCGCGGTTCGCGCCGCTGTGCCCGCGCGCGTGCGGGTTCAGACCGGGGAGATCCAGAGCGACTGGATCACCTGGCTGGAACGCCGCGCGGGTCCGAACGGCCGCACCTGGCACGTCCCCGGCATCGGCGAGCAGGTGCTGCTGGGATGCCCGGACGGCGACATCTCGCAGGCGGTCATCCTCGGCAGCGTCCCGCAGGATGAGTACCCACAGCCGGCCAGCAGCGAGGACGTGGACCGCACGACCTACCCGGACGGCAGTACCGTCGAGTTCAACCACGCCACCTCGACGCTTTCGGTGAACACCGGCACGGGCAGGGTCATCGTGAATTGCCAGCAGGCCGAGGTGCATGCCAGTGCGGCCGTGGTGCTGGACACCCCCACCACCCGAGCCACTGGCAGCGTTTCGGCCGATGGCAACGTGTCCGCCGGTACCGGCGCATCGGGCACGTTCACCACCGCCACCGGCCAGGTCGTGACCGTCGAGCGCGGCGTGGTCACCAACATTTTCTGAGGCACCCATGAACCCGCAAGGCTCCCTTCCGTTCAACGCCGAGACATTCGACCGCCTGGCCGAACAGATCAACGCGGTCCAGTCCTGCGCCGAGCTGCAGGCGCTCACCGATGAGGCCATGCAGTCGGCAAACGCATTGCTTAGTGGCATTGGCGCGCAGATGGCCGCGCTGCAGCCCATGATGGCGCTGCTTACGGCCCCAGGCGCCAACCCCGCGCAGATCGTTACGTGGATCACCGACTTCATTTCGGCCGTCCTGCAGCCCTACGTGAAGCCTATGGTGGTGCTGCCGGTGCAACTCGCACAGGTAACCGCGGCTATCGCCAAGCTGCAGGCGGCCATCGGCACGGCCTCCTCGCGCATCGGCTCCTGCAGCATCGAGATGCCGAGCGTCACCGTCCCCGAACTGCCCAAGCTGCCAGATCTTCCGCCCGTGGAGTTGCCGGGCCTGCCAGACGCGCCGTAGCGCGCTGGTGTTTGCGTAGCTGATACACGCCAGCGGCCGCGCCTTCGGCGAAGCCCATCCACAGAATGAGGTCATGGCTTCGACCTCGCCCCATGTTTCCTGCACGCGTCGTCGCGCTCCCTCGCGGAGCGCGGCGCGATGAGAGGCATGGATGCCGCCACGGGCCGCTGGCTGGACGATGACGCCCACCTGGTGCAGTCCATCGCACGCATCTTGACCACGCCCATTGGCACGCGGGTGCAGCGCCGCGAGTTCGGCTCACTGCTGCCCGAGCTGGTCGACCAGCCGTTCAACAGCACCACCCAGCTGCGTCTGTACGGCGCCGCTGCCACCGCGCTGATGCGCTGGGAACCTCGCCTGCAGATCAAGCAACTGGCGCTGTCGCGTGGCGAGCAGCCGGGCGCGTTCGTCCTCGATGTCACCTGTCGCCGTGTACGCAGCCTGCAGTCCAACGAGTTCACCCGGCTGACCGTCCCCCTCCGCTACCGCGAAACCTGACCCAAGGAGCCAGCAATGGACCAGTACCACCACGGCGTACGCGTCGTTGAAGTAAACGGCGGCACCCGCCCCATCCGCACCGTGGCCACCGCCATCCTCGGCATCGTCTGCACCGCCGAGGACGCAGACGCTACCGTCTTCCCGCTCAACAAGCCGGTGCTGCTGACCGACGTGCGCGGTGCCATCGCAAAAGCAGGCACCAAGGGCACGCTCGCTGCGAGCCTGCGCGGCATCGCCGACCAGGCCAATCCGGTCACCGTCGTGGTGCGTGTGGCCCAGGGCGTGGCAGAGCCGGAGACCACGTCAAACATCATCGGCGGCAATGACACCGGCAGCTACACCGGCATGCAGGCGCTGCTGGTGGCCGAGGCACAGCTGGGCGTCAAGCCGCGCATCCTCGCTGTGCCGGGGCTGGACACGCAGGAAGTGGTCACCGCCCTGGCGCCCATCGCCAAGAGCTTGCGGGCCATGGCTTACGTCAGCGCCTCGGCCGCTGGCAAGGTCTCCGATGTGATCGTGTACCGCGATCAGTTCAGCGAGCGCGAACTGATGATGATCTGGCCCGACTTCGTGGCGTGGGATACCACCCTCAATGCCTCGGCCATGGCCTTTGCGACGGCCCGAGCCGCCGGCCTGCGTGCCCGCATTGATCAGGAGCAGGGCTGGCACAAGTCCATCTCCAATGTTCCCGTCGCAGGCGTGACCGGCATCAGCCGCGACGTGCATTGGGATCTGCAGAACCCCGACACCGACGCCGGCCTGCTGAACTCCAAGGACGTGACCACGCTGGTCAATGTCAACGGCTACCGCTTCTGGGGCAACCGCACCCTCAGCAGTGATCCGCTGTTCGCCTTCGAGACGGCCACCCGCACGGCGCAGATCCTGGCCGACACCATCGCCGAGGCGATGCTGGTCTACATGGACAAGCCGCTTCACCCCAGCCAGATCAAGGACATCTTGGAGAGCATCAACGCCAAGTTCCGCGAGCTGAAGAACGGCGGCTACATCATCGACGCCACCGCCTGGTACGACGAAGCAGCCAATCTTCCGACCTCGCTGTCGGGCGGAAAGCTGGTCATCGACTACGACTTCACGCCCGTGCCGCCGCTGGAAAACCTGCAGCTGAACCAGCGCATCACCGACCGCTACTTCGCCGACTTCCCGAGCCGCATCAACGGCTGACCGGCATTACTGAGGAACTGACAATATGGGAATGCCCAGCAAGCTGAAAAACCTCAACCTGTTCAACGATGGCGAGAGCTACCGGGGGTTGGTCACCGAATTCAAGCTGCCCACCCTGACCCGCAAGATGGAGGAATACCGTGCCGGTGGCATGGCCGGCCCCGTCGACATCGACATGGGCCAGGAGAAGATCGAGGCCGAATGGAAGTGCGGTGGGCTCGTCCGCGAGGTGCTGCGTCAGTACGGCACGCTTCGGCACAACGGCGTGCAGCTGCGCTTTGCCGGCGCCTACCAGCGCGACGATACCGGTGAAGTGGATGCGGTGGAGATCGTGTTGCGCGGTCGCCACAGCGAGATCGACCCCGGAACCGGTAAGGTCGGCGACGACACGGAGTTCAGCGTGAAAACCACGGCCAGCTACTACAAGCTGTCCATCAACGGCCGCACCGAGATCGAGATCGACATGGTCGCCATGATCTTCATCGTCGACGGCGTCGATCTGCTGCAGGCACAGCGTCGCGCCATCGGCATCTGACCCCTCACCACGGCCCGGCACTGCCGGGCCTTGCTTCCCCTCCGGAGACCCTATGAGCCGCAAGACCCCCGACAACGCCGTGCTGGACACCTCCACCGGCAAGGTCAGCGCGCGCGGTGACCAGGTCATCGACACGCTGCAGATCCGCAAGCCGGATGCCGGCTCGCTGCGTGGTGTGAAGCTACTGGACCTGTTGCAGATGGACGTTACCGCCATCCGCACCCTGGCCCCGCGCATCACCTTCCCGACGCTGACCACGGCCGACGTGGACAAGCTCGACCCGGCAGACCTGGTCACCCTGGGTACCGAGATCGCTGGTTTTTTCATGAAGAAGGCGGACCGGGAATCCCTGAACGCGTAGAGGATGCGATGGCCGATGTGGCCGTCATCTTCCACTTCCCACCCAGCGAGATGGAACGCTGGACCGTGACCGAACTGATGGAATGGCGGGAGCGGGCCGTCGAACGTAGCGGAAACAACACATGACCCCCAGCAGCGCAGCCCTCTTCCCGTCGACCCGCCGTGGCCTTTCGGCGAACCACATTGAGGCGCTGCGCTGATGGCCGCCGACAACCTCCGCATGCAGGTCATCTTGTCCGCGATGGATAAGGTGACCGCGCCTTTCCGCAAGATCCAGCGAGGCGGCAAGGGCGTCGCCGATCAGCTGCTGCAGTCGCGGGATGCACTGCGCAAGTTCAACGCGACCCAGCGCGACCTGGGCGCGTTCCGGCAGCAGGTTGCGGCCTCGCGCCAGTCCGCCCTGGCGTACACCGAGCAGCAGGCCCGCGTGAGCGAGCTGGCCGCCCGTATGAAGGCAGCGGCCGCACCATCGCGCGCGCTCACCAAGGAATTCAAGGACGCCACCCGCGTTGCCGGGCTGATGAAGTCCAAACAGGCGCAGCAGGCGGCGGAACTACAGCGCCTGCGCAGCGGCCTGATGCGGGCCGGGATCAGCACACGTGACCTGTCCAACGGCGAGCGCAAGCTGCGCACCGACATCGCACGCACTACCGAGACCATCCGCAAACAAGAGCGCCATCTGAACCTGGCCTCCAAGGCGAAAGAGCGCGCCGGCAAGCTACAGAGTGCCGGCATCGGCATGACCGCTACGGGTATGGCGATGGCATTCGGCGGCCAGCGTGCGCTGATGGCGCAGGCTCTGCCGCTGGCCGAGGCGATGAGCTTTGAATCTGCGATGGCCGACGTGAAGAAGGTGGTTGACTTCGACACCCCGCAGCAGTTCAAGCAAATGGCGAGGGACGTACAGAACCTGTCGCTGGTGCTGCCCATGGCCTCCACGGACATTGCCAAGATCGTGGCCGCCGCTGGCCAGGCCGGTATCGCCAAGGAAGAACTGGTGCGCTTCGCGCAGGACGCCGCGAAAATGGGCGTGGCCTTCGACTCCACCGCCGAGGAAGCCGGGCAGACCATGGCGACCTGGCGCACGGCGTTCCGCATGGGCCAGGACGACGTGGTCGTGTTGGCCGACAAGATCAACTACCTGGGCAACACCGGCCCGGCCAGCGTCCAGAAGATCAGCGAGGTGGTGAACCGCATTGGCGCCTTGGGCGAGGTGGCCGGCCTCGGTAGCGGTCCGCTGGCGGCGCTGGGTGCGACCGTGGCCGGCATGGGCATCGAGTCGGAGGTGTCGGCCACCGGCATCAAGAACATGCTGCTGACGCTCGGCTCCGGCGAAGCCGCCACGAAGCGGCAGCTGGAATCGTTCAAGTCGCTGGGCATCAATGCCACCACGATGGCGAAGGCGATGCAGAAGGATGCCGGCGGGGCGATCCTGTCGGTGCTGGAAAAGCTGAAGAAGCTACCCAAGCACCAGCAGGCGGCGACCATGACGACGCTGTTTGGCCGCGAATCGGTGGGCGCGATCGCGCCGCTGTTGACCAACCTCGACCTGTTGAAAACCAACCTCGACAAGGTGACTGACGCCAGCAAGTACGGCGGCTCCATGAACGCCGAGTACGCCTCGCGTGTCGCCACGTCCGAGAATGCCCTGCAGCTGCTGAAGAATGCCGCTGGCGTCACTGCGCAGGTCATTGGCGAAACCCTGCTACCCGACTTCAAGGTGCTGGCCGAGCGCACCGCCAAGGTGGTCAAGCAGGTCATCGACTGGGTGCGCGCCAACCCCGAGCTGGTCAAGTCGCTCGCCAAGGCCGCCATCGTCGGCACTACCCTGGTCACTGTGCTGGGTGGCCTGCTGGTCGGTGCCGGCGTCGTCGCCATGGCGTTCTCCCAGATCCACGGCGCAATCGCGCTGCTCAGTTCCGGCGGCGGCATTGGCGGCCTGATCACGCGCGTGGTGTCGCTGGGTGGGCGCGCGTTCCCCATGCTGCTCAACGTCGGCCGCATGCTGCTGCCGCTGCTGGGCGGCATCAGCGCGCCTGTGCTTGCCATCGGAGCCGCCGTGGCGCTGGTTGCCGTGCTGGTCTGGAAATACTGGGGGCCGATCAAGGCCTTCATGATCGGCATGTGGCAGGGCATCAGCGACGTGGTCGGGCCGATCCTTGATGAACTGAGCAACGCGTTGGCGCCGCTGGCCCCGGTGTGGGACCAGGTGTCCGACGCCATGGGCAAGGCATGGGCGTGGGTCAAGCAGTTGTTCGCGCCGTTCCAAGCCACCAGCGAGCAGCTGGAGGGCGCGACCGACGCCGGTCGTGGATTCGGCCAGCTCCTGGCCACGGTGCTGACGGTGAACCTGCGAGCGGCGGTAAAGGCAATCGGCTGGCTGGTGCAGGCCTTCATGTTCCTGCTGCCGGCCATCAAGGCCACCATGACTGGAGCGTGGACGTTCCTGCAGGGCGCGTGGGCGATGATCGTGGGCATCTTCACCATCAACGGCGACAAGCTGCGCGAGGGCGTGCTGCAGGCGTGGAACGGCATCAGCACGCTGCTCGGCGGGTGGCCGGCGAAGATGGTGCAGGCCGGGGTGGATATGGTGCGCGGCCTGGTCAGCGGCATCGGCTCGATGGCAAGCAGCGTGCGCGACGCCATTGCCGGCGTGGCCGGCGGCGCCATCGACTCCTTCAAGGCCAAGCTCGGCATCCACAGCCCGTCCCGCGTGTTCGCCCAGCTGGGCGACTTCACCATGCAGGGCCTGACCGGTGGCCTCGACGGCGGCCGGGACCGCGCTGTGCAGTCGGTGGTGGGCCTCGGGGACCGCATGAGGCGCGCGGGCGCGGGCATCGCGCTGGCGGCCGCTGTGACACCTGTGGTGCCCGTGAGCAGTGCGCCGGTCTTGGCACCGTCCACGGGCGCCGCCGGCAGCGCGCAGGCCGGCGGCAGCACGTACCACATCACTATCCAAGCCGGTGCCGGCGCCGATGCGCAGGCCATCGCGCAGGCTGTGCGTGCCGAACTGGACCGCCGCGACCGCGAGACCGCCTCGCGTCACAACAGCCGCCTGACCGACTGAGCAACGCAACCATGATGATGTCCCTGGGCACGTTCGTTTTCTCCCTTGCCACTGCCGCCTACCAGCAGCTGCAGCGCCAGATGTCGTGGCGCCACCCCACCAGCGAGCGCGTCGGCGCGCGGGCCGCGCGGCAGTACGTCGGCCCCGGTGAGGAAACCATCGACCTGTCGGGCGTGATCCACGCCGAACTGGCGGAGGATCTGCTCACGCTGGACGTGCTGCGCGAGCTGGCGGCCGAGGGCCGACCGCTGGCGCTGGTAGAGGGCAACGGCACGGTCTACGGTGCCTACGTCATCCTGTCGATCAACGAAGGCCGCACGGAGTTCTTCTCCGATGGCACACCGCGCCGCATCGAATTCCAGCTGCAGCTCGGGCGTGCAGACGACGACGCCGAGGTGGCGGCGGCATGAGTGCCAACTACCCGATCCCAATGTGGCGCGCCACGCTCGACGGCGTGGACATCACCGACCGCATAGCACCGCGCCTGCTCGATCTGACATTGACCGAGAGCCGGGGCGATGAGGCCGACCAGGTCGACCTGCGTCTGCACGACCATGATGGGCACCTGGCGTTGCCCCGTCGCGGCGTGACGCTGGCGCTGGCATTCGGCTGGGCCGACAGCGGCATCGTGAACAAGGGCACCTTCGTGGTCGACGAGGCCGAACACAGCGGGCCGCCCGACATCATCACCATTCGCGCCCGCAGTGCGGATCTGACCCGCCAAATTCGCACCCGGCGCGAGCGCAGCTGGCACGACACCACGTTGGGTGCTGTGCTTCGCACCCTTGCCGGTGACCACGCCCTGAAAGCGGCGCTAGCGCCCGCTCTCGACGCCGTAGCGCTGCCGCATCTGGACCAAGGCAACGAGAGCGACCTGAACCTGCTCACGCGGCTGGGCAAGCGCTTCGATGCCGTGGCGACCATCAAGGCCGGCACGCTGATCTTCAAGCCCATCGACGGTGCAACCACCAAGGAGGGCATCAGCCTGCCGGTGCAGACGCTGACGCGTGCCTCGGGTGACTCGCACCGCTACACCGTGGTCGACCGAGATGCGGTGACCGGCGTGCGTGCCTATTGGGGTGATCGCAGCGCGGCGCGGCGCAAGGCGGTGCTGGTGGGCAGTTCCAAGAACGAGAAGAAGCTGCAGCAGACCTATGCGAGCGAGAGTGAGGCGCGGCAGCACGCGAAGGCGGAGTTGCAGCGGTTGGCACGCGGGACAGCGACGCTATCGTTCAACTTGGCACTCGGCCGCGCCGATCTCTTTCCTGGTCAGAGGGTGAGCGTCGCAGGAATTAAGCCGGAGATCGACGGCAAAGAATGGCTGGTGGTCAGGGCGACCCACACAATCGATGGCGGCGCAGGGTTCCGCACCGCCATCGAATTGGAACGAAGCATCGATCCCACTTATGGTCTTCAATCGCTCAATCGATCAATCGATCAATCGCTCGTCCAACAGCGTAGTGAATACGATGGACCCGTCGACCAATGTGGCGCCCCTTACCTCAAGTAGGAATGGAACGCGTCCCGCCACCATCCGCGCCACCATCCCCCCCCACCTCACGGTCAACCAAAAATCTTGGGGCTCAAAGGCATCGTAAAGCACAAGGCAGTCGTTATCCCCAAGCGCTTCGACAGCAGCATCCACAGTACTGCTGAGATCCCCAATCGACGTCATGCTCTTCGGTCGCGCCGTGACATCCATTAGAGCGTACTTCGTAGCCGCGATCTCATCGGGTGCATGCTTGATTGCGACCACGGCTCCCCTTCCAGCCGCATGCAGGCGCGTAGAGCCAAGCGCCTCTGCCATTGCGGGCAACGCCAGGGTGAAAGGCACAACCCGAAGTTCCGACGCAGCATTCGCGTCACGGACCACCCCACTAACAAACTTGTACAGGCCTGAGTTCGAGTCGGCCTGCTCGACGTCAGAAATGGTGTCGTCGGAAACTTTCGAGTGCAGGAATTGCTTTGACTTCTTTACAAAGTCAGCAAGCGTATACATCCAAAAACTGCTCACGCCGGCACGTCGCCGGATATCCATGACCAGCTCAGGCTGGGGCCGGAGGCCAGATACCGTTTTCGTATCCTGCCACCAGTCTTCTTTTACATCAGACGTAACAAGCAGAACCCCTTTTCGCTTTGGATTGGCGGCGACGTGGTGTAAGAGCTGCTTCCAAAGAAGATAGTCTCCGTACTGTCGATCATAGATAAGGCCATCTGCCATGTACCGGTCCCCTGCCTTAGCTTGATCCAGGTAGCCCGGCCCCATCCCTACGGCGTACCTTTCTGCAGCCTCGCTGTAGCACTCGTCCAGCGCACCCTGATCGCGCGGCCGGTCCCCGACGCGCCCGTCAAGCAGGGAGGTCAGAAACGTATTGATCGGATCCTCAGCACTTGGTGACACATATCCGTCGGGCAATGCGCTAGCCAATTTTGAGAGCTCGCCGACACTATCCGCGATCTTACGCATGATCGCTTCGACTTCTTCGCCTGAGCCACGCTCGCCAAACTCGATGCCTTGAATGCTTTGCCGGAATGTCGCATGTGCCTTATTGACTGTGGCCGCCAAAGCCTTCGCCTTGTCGTATTCATCCCGCAGTGCTTTCAGTCGGTTTCGCTGGAACTCGACGGCAACCTGGTAAGGAATCCAGAGACGGTGCTTTTGAGATTCAAGCAGCGTCTTGATCTCTTCACGCGTTTTTGAAGAGACTCTGTACAGGTTCAATAGGACGTTGGTGTCGAGAACGATTAGCGCGTCCTCCCATAGCGCACGGATCTCCACCTCAGTGGGATCGTAATAGCCTTCGAACAGCGGCTTCATTCAAGCTCCTTCCTTTGGATTTGAATTTGAACGGGGGACAACGATTTCGGCGTCTGTCGCGTTTGGCTCTATAGGTGCCCTTGCCCCGGTCGATATGTTGGCCGATAGCCAGTATCAGCTGACCGATGTTCAGCTCGACCGTTTGCGGCCACCCTTGTTGCGCGATCCGACCTGGAAGCTGACATCGCCCTGCGTGACCGCACCCGCATTGACTTGGCCGGAGTTGTTACCACCCACCAGCGGCGGCGCGCTGCCCTGCGGCTGCGCCTGCGATTCCACGGCCTCCTTTGGAGCGGTCAGCATCATGCGTAACGCGAACCGCATCTCTGGCGACGCCACGCGGAAGCGCGCGAGCATCTCGGCATCTTCATCGTGCAGTTCAGTCGGGAAGCCGGTGAGGACATAGCCGATGTCCACGCCGAGGTCGACCAGGTCGTGGAGGTACGCCGCCGTGGGCGAGTTCACCCCGGTCTCGTAGCGCATCTGAGTGTTCTTGTTCTTCCCCGCGCGGGTGCCCATCTCGTCCTGGCTCAGGCCCAGTCGTTCCCGCTCGACGCGCAGCCGTGCGCCCACGCCGTGCTTCGGATCCTCAGTAAGTGACATTTTTCGTACCTTCCATGTTGACTGGTGCGTTTTTTCGCACTATCGTTACCCCAAGTACACAATAATCACACTTTGGTGACCGATATGTCCAAACCTGTCCTAAAAACCGCACCCCAGGTGCGCAAGGAACTGGACGAGAAGGGCGTCTCCATCGCGGAGTTCGCCCGCACCCACAACCTCGATACGCGGGCTACCTGGCTGGTGCTGTCGGGCCGCAACAAGGGTCGCCGCGGCGAAGCGCATAAAGCCGCCGTTGTGCTGGGCATCAAGGCCGGCACCGTTGACCCCTCGGCCAGCTGAGTTCCCATGTCCGCATATGGCCCACGTCGGAAGACCGTTTTCAGGTGCGACTTCTGCAAGTCGCCGCTGGTGAAGCGCACCAGCCACCTGAGCCACGACCATCTGCGCCACGACTCGTTCAACTGCACCAACCCGGTCTGCTCGGCCGCCTTTACCGGGCACACCGAGTTGACCGGCGTTGCCAGCCCAAGCGGCCTGCCCCATGCGAGGCCGACCGACCTACCCCCCAGCACGGCGTACGCACGCGAGATCGCACAGCGCGCACACCGGCTGCAGCACAGCAGCAACCAGCCCGACCTGCTCGACGCGTTGCCGCTCCCCGCCGACCACTGAGGTAACAAAACGATGGCTGTTCTTGAACTGGCGATGCTGTCGCCAACGGCGAAGCTTTGCCTTGAATCCACCATCCGCTGCGGCGGGTTGGTCGTTGGCCGACACGGCTACGTCGGCCGGGACGGCTACGCCTGCCGAAAGTGCTACTTCGGCCGCGAGTGCGAGTGCGAGTGCGGCCAGTTCTTCACCGCCGCCCCGGTATGGCAGTTGATGGCCTTGCGCCTGGTCCGCTGCGCCCCCGGCGATGACCGCGTGGTGGAAGCCACCGATCCGGGTATCGAACTGAACGACTACGGCGTGGTCGAGATCAAGAATCCGCCCAAGGGCGTGGGGCTGATCGACAGCGATGCCGACCGTGGCGAGGACACCCCATGACACAGCGCGACGCTTGGTCCACCGCGCAGGTGCCCTACTTCGTTATCGGTCCTGCCGGGCACGTCCCCACCGATCCAGCCAAGAAGGCCGAGGACGCTGCAACGCTGGCCGCTCAGGTCGCCGCGTTCCGCAAGGCCGGCGGCAAGGTCGAGGTCATCACCGCACCGCCCCACCGCCCGCAGAAAAGCAGCAAGCGCAGCAGCGCGAAGGCCTGACCCGATCATGCAAGACGACATCCGCCAACAGGTTCTGCAGCGCATCGAGCGGGACTACGGCCTCAAGCACCGTCCCAGCACCGAGTACATGCGGGGCGGCAAGTGCCCTGCCTGTGGTCAGAAGGAGCTTTACACCAGCTTCCAGAAGCCATGGGTGCTGCGCTGCGGCCGCCAAGCCAAGTGCGGGCACGAGGTGAGCGTCAAGGATGTCTACGACGACCTGTTTGATGACTGGTCCAAGCGCCATGAGCGCACGGAGACGGAGCCGCACGCCGCTGCTGATGCCTACCTGCGCTACTCGCGTGGATTCGATCTGGCGCCGTTGCGTGGCCTCTACACGCAAGAGGCCTACTACGACCGCAAGTCCAAGGAAGGCACTGCGACGGTGCGGTTCCCGCTGACCAAGGGCGGCTATTGGGAGCGCCTGATTGACCGCGCCCACCGCTTCGGCAAACAGAAGGCTCGCTTCATGCCGGGCCAGAGCTACGCTGGCGTGTGGTGGATCGCGCCCGCTGCTGAGGCAATGCTGCCGACTGTGAAAGAGGTCTGGATCACCGAGGGTATCTTCGATGCCATCGCGCTGCTGCAGCAGGGAATCGCGGCGGCATCCGGCATGTCCAGCAACGGCTACCCCGAGGAATCGCTGCGCGCCCTCCGCGACCAGCGCAGCGGGAACCTGCCGGTGCTGGTATGGGCCTACGACAACGAGCCGACTGCGCGTGACTACGTGCGCAAGCATGCCCGCCGGGCCGAGTCCTTGGGCTTCAAGAGCCGCGCCGCACTGATCCCGCAGAAGCCGGGGAAGAAGACCGACTGGAACGATCTGCACCTTCGGGCCTCGATCATCAATGACGCCGACGCGCGCCAGGCGCAGTGGGATGTCGACATCACCGAGGCCCGCTACCAGGGCGACGTGCTGCTGGTCCGGTCTGCCATCGAGAAGGGGCTGCTGATGTACGGCCATACCCAGCGCCGCGAGTTCCATCTTGAACACCGCTCGCGCCTGTTTTGGTTCAGCTTTGACAGCGTCAAGTTCGACAAGCTGTGCCAGGAGCGCGCCAAGCGTCAGGACGACCCTGACGAGGAACTGGACGCCGACGAGGCCGACAAGATTCGCCGCGCCTGCTGCAGCGTGGAAGAGATCGCCAACTGCTATCCCGAGGCGCTCTACTTCCAGAGTCATGAAGCGACTGACGAAAGCTGGTACTTCTTCCGCGTCAACTTCCCGCACGATGCGCCACCCGTGAAAGGCACATTTACCGGTGCCCAGGTCGCCAGCGCCAGCGAGTTCAAGAAGCGCCTCATCAGCATGGCGCAGGGTGCCGTCTTCACCGGTACCGGTCACCAGCTGGACTGCATCATTCGGGACGTGCTGTACGACATCACCAAGGTGCAGACCATCGACTTCGTCGGCTACAGCGAGGAACACAAGTCCTACATCCTGGGCGACGTTGCGGTGCGCGACGGCGAACTGAGCTTCGCCAATGCGGAGGACTATTTCGAGTTCAAGAACCTGCGGGTGAAGACCACGCAGAAGTCGATTCGCCTGTATATCCAGCGTGACCCGGAGAAGCAGCGCAACGAGTGGCTGCAGTGGATATGGATGTGCTTCGGCACCCACGGCATGGTGGCACTTACGTTCTGGTTCGGCTCGCTGTACGCCAATCAGATCCGCAGCGCGCACAAGTCGTTCCCGTTCTTGGAGGCGACCGGCGAGGCCGGCGCCGGCAAGACCACCTTGCTGACGTTCCTGTGGAAGCTGCTGGGCCGCAGCGACTACGAGGGCTTCGACCCGGCCAAGTCATCCAAGGCCGGCCGCGCCCGCGCCATGGGCCAGATTTCGGGCATGCCAGTGGTGCTGCTGGAAGCCGACCGCAGCGACGCCGACCGCTCGCACGCCAAGTCGTTTGAATGGGATGAATTGAAGGACTACTACGGCGGCGGCACGCTCGCCACGCGGGGCGTACGCAACGGCGGCAACGACACCTATGAACCTCCGTTCCGGGGCACCATCGTCATCAGCCAGAATGCTGCGGTGGACGCCAGCGAGGCGATCCTGACGCGTATCGTCAAGCTACACTTCCGCAAGCCTCAGGTCACGACCGAGAGCCGCATTGCGGCAGACAACCTCAACGCCCTGCAGGTTGAGGAACTGAGCCATTTCCTGATCCGCGCAGCACGCGCCGAGAGCCAGGTCATGGAGAAATTCGCCGAGCGCGTGCGCTTCTATGAGGCCAAGCTGCGCGAGCGCGGGGAACTGCGCATGGAGCGCGTCATCAAGAATCACGCGCAGATGCTGGCGCTGCTGGACGCCCTGCGGCTGGTGATCGAGATCCCGGAGGAAATGGTGGTCGCTACCCGCGAGGCGCTGGTGGCCGCCGCCCTCGAACGCCAGAGCGCCGTGAGCGCGGACAACGCCCTAGTCAACGAGTTCTGGGAGGTCTACGAGTATCTGGAAACCACAAACGGCGGGATGCCGGTGGTCAATCACTCGCGCGATCCGGGGCGGATCGCCATCAACCTCAACGAGTTCGCCGCGAAGGCTGCATTCCATTCGCAGCAGCTGGCCGACCTCAAGGTTCTGCGCTCGCTGCTGCGCGATTCCCGGCGGCATAAGTGCCTGGAAACGAACGTCGCGGTGAACAGTGCTGTCCGTCAGGGCGCCATGGGCGCCACCGCGACGGTCAAATGCTGGGTGTTCAAGGCATGAACGCATTAAGTACTACGGATGCTCCAACGTGCCCTTGCTCTGTCGCAGGCTGCCATCGCAGAAGCAATAAAGGCAGCATCATCGCCAGCCTCTTCGCGACAAGCGGCCAAGTACATAGCAATCTCCTCTTCGTTTCGCAGGTGATCCGTCACGTCGAAGTCCTGCAGCAAGGTTGCACCCGGCTTCGCGCCGGGTATCACTTCTTGGCCGCCATAGGACGCTTCGCGACTGTCGAACGCTTGGCGACCGTCGCCGGCAGCTTGCCCTGGCTCGCCACCACCCAATCCTTCAGGACCGCGTCGATCTTGGTCTGCCAGCCGGCACCGGTTTCGCGGAACGCATCGAGCACATCCGGCGACAGGCGGATGGTGATGCGCTCCTTCGTTTCCGCCGCCTTGGGCCGGCCACGGAGCTTGCCCTGCAGCCCCGCCGGCAACCCGGTGAACGCAACCGCGCGGGCCACATCGCCTGCGGTCCATTCCGGGTTGTCCTTGTCAGGCGTTTCGCTGTTCTTGTGCTTGTTCATAGCTTTTGACCTCTCTTTTGTTGGCCTTGCGGAAGCTGATGACCCGGATGCCCTTGGGGGTTTCGGTGAAGACCAGCGCGTGTACCCGCTCGCCTATCAGCCCCAGCCCCCGGTAACGCACCTCGCCGTACTCCCTTCGGTCATCAAGGACGAACAAGGCAGTCTGGAAATCGAACGCACGCACCAGCTCAAAGGAAAGACCGCGCTCTTCAACGTTGCGGGCGTTCTTGGCGGCGTCGTAGGTGATTTCCATGGCATTTATTGTATGCACATTAATTCGGGAGCGCAACTGGGGCACCACCCCGCCCTGCCCATACCCATTCCCCAGCCGAGGTATCCCACATGACTGTCCAAACCGCCCCCGCCGCGCCGCTGTTGCTCGGAAACCTGCAGATCCGACGCGACCGCGCAGGCCGCTACTGCCTGAACGACCTGCACCAAGCAGCCGGCAGCCATCGTAGACACCAGCCTGCGAATTGGCTGCGGCTCCAGCAGGTTGACGAGCTTGTCGCCGAAATTGAGCGCTGCTCAGATGTGAGCAACGGGGTCCCCAAAAGTGAGGCGGGCCTCCTCACATCTGAGGAGGCCCCCCTTTCTGTCGTGAACGACGGGTTTGGCAACGGCACCTACGCCGCAAAGCCACTGGTCTACGCCTACGCCATGTGGATCTCCCCCAAGTTCCACCTGGCGGTCATCGCCGCCTATGACGCCCTGGTAACCGGTCAGGCCCAGCCTGCAGGCTATGCCACCACCTCGGCCGCGCTGCACACCGCCCGCGCCCGCGTGGTCAACCGCCTGTACCGCGCGCATGCCGCCGGCGAGATCGAGGCGCTGCACGCCCAGGCTGCCCAGCTGTCGCTCGGCCTCGGTCTGCCGGTACCGGAAGTGCCCAGCGTCCCCGTTTCTCGGGTCGAGGGCGTGCTGGCCGGCTTCTGGAACGTGGTCGACGCCGGCATCGCCGCTGGACAGTTGCACAGCCACGCCCGCAACCCAGCGTGGCTGGCCCTGAACCTGCCGGAAGTGCGCCGTGCGGCCGAACTGCAGGGCGCGGCACTGCCGGCGTCCACCGGCCTGACCTGGGCACTGATCGCATGTCCCCGGCTGCTGCACCGCAGCCGCGCGGTGAACAGCCCGCATCAGGCCTGCCCGATCAAGTGTTGGGTGTTCAGCGCATGACCAGTTCTGTCTTGACTTACACAGAATTCGAGGGCAAAGTCCGCCGCAAGGAGATTAGAAACTCCGACGATACAGCGGCAACCGCACCCGACAGCATTGCGGTTTTTTTGCGCCTGAGATTTGAGCGCACCGACGTCTTCTGCGTCGGGAGGGCGGCAGCGATACAACACCCGAAAGGGGAAAGCTGCCCGCCGGTCTGTATCCCGGTTTCTAACCTCCCGACACCCTCGGTGCGGCGCGTAGAAACGTCTCCCCGAGGTCAATTCTCGGATACAGGAGACGTCTTCGATGTCACACGACACCCAAGTTGCGCCCGCGCATGCCGCGCGCCAGCTCGCACACTTTTTCGGCCAGATCGCCGACACCACCGAATGGAACCATGCCTGCTGGCAAGGTCTGTTTGCGCGCCTGCTCGGCGCTGGAAAGACGCCGGAAGAGTTGACGCTGGGCGAAATCCAGATCGCCGTCGATCAGGTCAAAGCGCGGTGGGAGCATTGCCAAGCCACCGTCCCGAACGCCGGCCGGGGAGCGCTTTCATGAGCGCGTACATCCGCGACGCGGCCCGTACGCCGGCCGAAGTGCAGAACAGCATCCACTACTGCGTGCATGAACTCGATATCGACCGGCTCTGGCAGGCCCAGCGCGCAGCAGATCTGCTTGCGTTGTTGGACACCGATCAGCCCTCTCCGATCACCCTTGACCACGTCGCCGCCGTAGCCGCGTACATCGCGGACGAAATGCGAAAGGTACTGAGCAATGCTCACCGCCCCGACCAAGCGCCGGGCGTAGACCTGGCCGACACCCTGTAACAAGTGGGTCCGGCCGGTGGCGCGCCAACGCCACCGCTGGGCCTTCCCACCACGAAGCTCGAGGAAGAGCCATGAAACAGCAGACTGAGTTGCACCCAGCCACCGCCGCATGTTCGCAGGGGGCCGACACCGGACCCGGCGCGCAGGCTATCACGCACCTGGGTTTCGACCGCGCATACGACTTCGACGCAGCGCGGAGGGCGGGTGAATGAAGTACCACGCGACGCAGTGGCAGTTAACGCCACCGTGGCCCTTGCCTGTCTGCAAGGCCGGGCACACAGCCCGCCTGATGGAGGATTGCCGCCGGCCTGCAGCCGGCGGTGGGCACTTCATCGAATGCCGGTGCGGCCGCACCCACAAGCACCCCAGCGCCCACTTGGCGCTGCAAGAGTGGACCCGCCTGTACGGCCGCGCGGTCCAGATTCCAGCCAGCGCCAGCAATGTCGTCCAGCTGGGACTGAGCTTAGGCGATAGAAGTTCCGGGTAATGGATGACGCCACAGAGGAACATCGGCGGGTCTGCGAGGCCCGCCACTGGATCAGGCAGGGATACAACAGCGGCAGGTGGGTGGACGAACTGATAGCCCGCATCGCGGGGAAACGTGGTCCCGCTTCCGCCGAAGTCCTGCGGGAAGAAATGCGCCGGCAGTGGGTATGCCGGCGCGAGTGGATGGAGGCGTCCGAGCTTTGAGCAGCCGAATTGTGCAATTCAACGTCCTGCAGGAACTGTGCACTCCCCACGGCCCGCCGCCCCGAGCGGCAACCGTGCGGCGCTGGGCAGACCGGCAGGGTATCCGGTACAAGTACGACCGCCATGGCGGGATTTGGACCACCCTCGACGCCCTGAACGCGGCGCTGGGCCTGGTCGATCCGCACCAGCAAGAAGTACGGGAAGAGGACAACATCTGATGACACGCGGCAGAAAAAGGAAGTTCAACCCGGCGATACCGGGCCACATCGAGCAGGACGCATTGCCCAAGGGGATCTACTGGCAAGACGACCGCTGGTTCGTGTACGAGGATCACGCGGAGGGCGGCCGGCGCGTAAAACGCACGGTCGCCCACGCGAGCGCGCGCTTGTCCGACCTGCATGCCATTGTGGAGGAACTGCGCTCCGGTGTTGGGCGCGGCACACTTCGCTTCCTCTTTGATCGCTACCACGAATCCAGCGATTTCAAGCGGCTTTCTGCCGGCTCAAAGAAGAACTACAGGGCCTACGCCGAGGTGCTGGCCAACTACATCCGCAAAGACGGAACACCCTTCGGGTGCATACAGGTCGACCGCATCACGACGCCAGTTGTTCAGCGGTTGGTTGAGACGTTCGCCGCCGGCCGGCCGGCCAATCGCTCGCAACCGGCCCTGCCGGCGACACCGACCAAGGCCAACCATCTGCACCGCTACCTGCGCCTCACGCTTTCGTGGGGCGTTCGCATGGGCTACTGCAAGTCCAACCCGGCCAAGGGCGTGCGGCAAGCAAGAGAGCGCGGCGATTCCCGCATGCCGTCGCAAGATGCCTTTCGAGCTGTGCTGTCCTTTGCGCGCGAGCGCGGCGCGCTTCCATCCAACGCCAAGGGCAGCTTCCCGGACTACTTGGCACCGGTGATGGTCCTCGCCTACAGCGTTCGCCTGCGGGGGATCGAGGTCTGCACGCTCACCGATGCGCATCGGCAGGCAGATGGCGTCCACAGCAATCGGCGCAAAGGATCGCGCGACAACGTGACGGAATGGGATGCGTCGATGATCGAAGCATGGGACCAGCTGCTCGCGCGGCGAAATCGGATCTGGAACCGCAAGGGGCGAGTGCGCCCCGTTCCTCTGCGCGCGAGCGACAGGTTCTTGCTGGTGGAGCGCGACGGCGACCCAATCACCAAGTCCGCCCTCGACAGCGCCTGGCAGCGCTTCATTACGGAGGCTATTCGCGCCGGGGTGATCACCAAGGCGAAACGCTTCGCCCTGCATGGCTTGAAGCACCGGGGCATCACTGATGGCGACAACAAGGCTGCAGGCGGTCACGTAACCGAAGCGATGCGGCAGCGTTATGACCATGAGCGGCCGGTGGTTCAACCGCCTGGGAAAAGAAACGCACTTGAGCGTGGAACCACTTAATTTTTCCGGCAATTTTTCCGGAGACACAAAAAAGGCGCCCTGCGGGCGCCTAAGTTGTTGATGCAATTGGTGGGCCGTGATGGATTCGAACCATCGACCAAAAGATTAAAAGTCTTCTGCTCTACCGACTGAGCTAACGGCCCATTGCATGCCCAGGCATCGCTGCCGGGGGTGCGCATTCTAACCTATCTTGGCGCCAAGGCGTACCCGTGTGGCGA